AAACAATGGGGAAGCACCAACGAGAATATTTTTAGCATTACCTGCTGATTGTGCCATGAAGTTAACCTCCTATTTCATGAAATAAATATATATATTTGTGGCTGGCTAGGCCCTTTCCTCTATGACTAATTTTAGAGTATAATACTGCCTAAAGCAAACTAGGCGAACCTGCCGTTATTGTCTGTAATTCTTGAATATTTAACCTCAAGTATTACATCTGTTTCTAAAAATCCTTGAATTTCTTCTGATGGCTTTATTGGGGATATGTCTGCTATAAATATGCTATGGAACTTAAATCTGTCTGATAATCCAGACCAATAATTTATATCCTCCGCCGAATCATCCATTCTTCTAAATTCATCCATCATAAAATTTCTTATTTCTACTACATCAGCCAGATCGGTGGCATATATAGTAAACAATATTTGTTCACAGCATATCAACCAATTGTTCTCATAAGATATTCCTATTTTGTCGTAAACTATATGCTTCTTGCCGCTCAAAAATTGATTCATTTCTGGAGCCTGCTGAATTGGGATAAGCGGAATCATAGTTTCTTTAATATTATCTGAATAATAATCATTTGCATCGAATATGTTTGCAGCTTTTAATTTATTCCAAAGGTACTTTCTTAACTCAAACATTGCATCTAATTTATAGTTAGGCATTTGCTACCCCCGAAAATGCTGCTAACAATGCTGCTTCAGCTTGGCTGGCAACAGAGTTTGGAGAAAATCTATATTGAACTTTTTTAATACTAACTGGAGTGTCTAGTGCTCTTGTCATAGCAGAATTAAATAATCTTTGAAACCCAGATTTTTTTATTGACATATTGACAAGATTTCCAGTAAAGAAGTGTTTGTATGCGGATATAAATGAATTTTTTGTTGCTACTCCTCCAGGTTTTGTTACAGTTACCGATTGTCCTTTTGGCATGAATATAGTTTCCCCATCTAATTCAAACACTAATCTTTCTGAAGATCTTGGAGTAATAATAACAGTTTTACCCTGCTCCATTACTTCTGCTTTTTTTATAAACACATGTCTATTCCGTGACCCTTTTGCTGGCACAAAAGATTTTGAATCCATTAATTCATAATTAACAGTAAATCCTAAACCAATATCAGAGATTCTATTTAATTTAAATAATCTAGCTTCTTTTATTCCAGTTTGGTCCCATTCATATACGTGATGTAATGATTTTGGAGATACTGTAGCTTTTGAATCTATGTAATCGCCAAAATCTTTATCTATCTGATTGAATATAGTATTATTAAAAGATTTTTGAAATGCTGGATTAGAAGTTAGCTTTGCTAGCACATTTGTTTTATAAAATATTGCTGCAGATATTTGAGCTACAGTAGAATCTTTTATAGCACCACTGACTGGCTGTCCAGCCATTAGTTTAACTAATCCGCTAGCAGCCTGAAGTGCCATTACTTCAGAAGCCAATTTGCTGATTCTCCGATCTCTTTAATGACGTGTTATATCCAACAACTAATCCGAATGGATCTGTTATTGGCGTTGATCCGACTACCTCAAATATAGTTGGAGTATCAGTTGGATAGTTTAACTCAATCCAAATTGAATTGCCTTCCGAATCTCGTACATTACCAACTTTTTCTCTTTGAGTTAATCTTTCAATAGTTCTTACTTCTATATATTGTTGATTTTCATATTTATTAGAAAATGTTTGTTTGTCTAAATTTCTAGTCGTGCTCTGGCTTATGATGCCACGAGCATAGCATGGAATTGTTTTATAATACATAAATTGTCTTTTCATGACCCCTGTATCTGGATCTTGCTCTTCTTCTTGTCTATATACATCTATGGTCATGGCCAAAAGCCCATCAACTATGCTAAACATTAGAACACAACCATTTGTGTCACAACATAATCAAGAAGTAATTTATCTGCATATGCTGATCCTGTTCCTGTAAAAGCATCTGATGCAAATTCAAAATCCCAATCTGTTGTAGATATTTTATTTACGTACCTATCTCTCCATGCACGATCTTTTGAAAAATAAGATCGCATAATTTCTATTGTAGCTTGCTCTACTTCGTCTGGAACATCATCCCAACCAAATCTGGCATAAACATCATAATGTTTTCCACGTTTAAATATATTTGGATTTGAGTCATAAATTGTTGGAGGAACCATTCCATTAGCAATATATGTATCGTTATCCAGAATGCTTGATTGATTTATTTTAATTCCAAATCCACTTGTTGTTGGTTCTACTACAAAACCTAAATTATTAACATTGTTTAAATTATCTATTAATAAAGAATCATTAACATGTAGCGTATGTAAATTATTTATTTTTCTTGTTAATGGCAATGTATCTGAGTCATTACCCATAATTGTCATAGTGTCATCAAATAAATTAAATTTTTGTCCAGTGTAGTATTCTACTTGCTTTCTAGCGTACTTCTCCGCCATTCTTAATTCATGATAAGTTTTATTATTTGGATCATTTGAATCAGATCCCAATCCTAAATCTTCAATAGCTTCTTCTATAGAAATATATGGTGTTACTACATCTACATATGTTATATGTGTCGATATTTCATTATTATATTCGTATGTCCACTCTATTTTAAATTTTCTATCTCTGCCTACAAACGCTACTGGGAAATAAAAACTATACACTCCAAAATCTGTTTCTTCTTGTTCTGCAATAGTATTATATATGATTGAGTTGGGATTAATTGATGGCAATATTAATGGATCTTGAGTAATGTCATAAACTTTAACTATAACATCGGAATCAGTAATAACTGGCTCTCCCCTATAATATAGTTTTGCCTTTATTGCTGTACTACGTCCTTTATATATCTCTGCCATTTATAAGGTTTAGTTATAGTACTCTTGTACCTCTCTTGGCGAAGCCAATCTAAACCCTTCCTCCTTGTCAAAAATTTGCTGTGCCTTTTCGCTTGGCATTGCAACAAACGGATGATCCTTGGTAAATGTATAACCTAGAACATCATATCTGTAATTATTTCTAGTCATTCTTACAAGTACTGCATCCTTGTCAACTTCTTGAGCAGGATCAAATTTTGGAAGAACTTCTACCTCTTCTTTATTATCTTCAATATTTTTAATTGTATTTTGATATACGGACCATGTAACGCCTTCTTCTGCTAGTGCTGCGATAACGTCTGCTTTGTTTTTTAGTCCTTCGGTGTCTACGGCAAAGTCTTCAGCAATTTGCTTTAATTCTTTTACCTTCAATGTGTCAAATGACATATTATCTCCTTAATATTAGGTCTATTAATTATAGCATTAGTAGATTAAAAGTAAAAGCCCCCAAAAATTAATTTGGGGGCTTTTTTGCAGTTTAATTCCTATTTAATTAGGAAGCAACCTTAACGTTCTTAACAACGACCCAAGCATCTGCTTGTTCAATTTGAGCTCCAACACGAGTATACATTGTATATTCGATAGAGTCCTTCTTTGGCCAGAAGAAACGATAGACAGTGACATCACGCTTGATACCAATAACAACGTTATTTGGGAATGTCAAGTGGATATCGCCCTGATCTGAATCAGCGCCCTGAGTTTCCTTAAGCAAAGGAACTTCAACAATCGGAATACCGAATGCGAATGGAGCTGTGAATCCTGCTGGGCCACCAAGACCTGCTGTATCGCCACGGATAATGCTTGCTGCAATATCTTGTGGGTTTACGTTCTGGATATTTTGTGATGTTGAATACAAATAATCCTGAATTAGGTTTGATCCAGAAAGGAAGCGAAGGTCTGGACGACGTTGCTTGTACTTTCTTGGAAGTGCCTTGAGGGCATTATTGAAGACTTCACGGGAGATGTTAGCGCCATCGGCGTCAACAACGTGACCGTTTGCCTTTGCAATCTTTACAATGCCATCAAAAGCTTTGTATAGATTGTCAGATGAGAGAGATGTATCACCATTAAGAACTACATCTTCAAGATCATTACCAGCCTGTGTTGCCATCAGACGTGCAATGTGGTCTTCTAGATCGGCACCTTCGATATTGTCTTCGAGAGACTCTGTTGAAAGTTCCCAATCAAGACGTAGCTTCTTGGTTGTAAGAGAGATCTTTGAGAATTGTACGGCAGCGTTTGTGCCAGTATTCTCAGCTTCAGAAGCAAGCTTCATAAGCTTCTCACCTACGCCAATACGATCAATCTCAGTCGTATCAGCTCGCATGCGAACTGTACGTGCTAATTTACCGACTACTGTTGCATCGAACATGTAATCGAGGAATCGTGCAGACTGCTCTGGATTTAGTAGACCGCCTTTACCTTCGGATCCAACGTGGATACCGTCGGTGGGATCTGCTGCTCCAACCATGCTACCTGTCATGGTAGTATCGGCTGCTGCTGCTTTAGCTAATAGTTCATTACTCATTAGTTATTTTCACCTACCTTATTTTATCAATTCACTAACGGAACCGAGGAAAGTGCCGTTCCATTTTGATTTTTTTATTGTTACTTCCCGTGACCCGCCAAGGTCAGAGGACTTCTTAATTGCAGTCTCAGATTCGACTGCGTCCACTCTCTTTTCTACACCTTCAATAGTATTCTTAATTGATTCTACTGCGGTAGAGAGTGCTGTATGTTTTTCTGCTAATTCTGAAATTCGAGCATCTACGCCCTTGCTAAACGTTTCAACAGTTTCTTTAATTGCTGAAACCTGAGCGGCATTTGCCTCAGAGGCCTTTTCCAAAGTCTCCGAGAAGAAGCCTTTAAGGTCGCCTAGCATTTTTGCAAAATCAGGTTCTACAACCTCTGTTGCTTCGGCTGCTGTTTCCAGAACTTCGGCAGAAGTGTTTTCTTCTGTAGAGACTACTTCTTCAGACTTTTCTACTTCAGCTACTGGTGCTTCAACTTCGACTTCAGCTTGAGCTGGAGCTTCTTGTCCTGGCACACGTAACTTTTCAACAGTCTCTTCGGTAGCTGTTGTGGTTTCTAAATTTTCCACTTCATTACCTCCTTCTGCGTTTGCCTGTTTTGCAATTTTTACATCAGGCAACGTGTTTAATCTTGACTTATATAAATCAAGAATCTTATCTATTTCTTTTGCTTTGTTTGTATCGTTTGATTCCACCCAACCAATAAGTTCTGTTTTCTTACCAGTTACTGGTGAAATATACTCAGCTTCTGTTGACATAAATACAGAATCGCTATCTGCACAATAAAAAATATTTTCCATTTTGACATCTGCAGCAATGCCTTTGAAAATCATTTGACCATTGACTTTTTCAATTGACAATATGTTGCATAATTCATTTGCTGGAGAATCTACTATTGACAATTCAACAAGTGAGTAATCCTTAATAAAGCGAACAGATTCTCCTGTTGCTTTGTTCATTTCTGTTTCTGAATCTATAATTTTTCCGCCGATTGAAAATCCTTGTAGTGTTCCATCTAATACTTTTTCCCAGGTATCTTGAGCACCCTTTGAAATATATGCATCTACATAAACACCATTGTAAAATTCTTTTGATTTTGGATCATAGTATGTTTCTGGTCTAAATGAAACAACTTTACCAACTGCGGTTGGCTGATGCATTTCTCTTAGATTGCCACGGAAATTTTCAAAAGCTTTCATGCTTGCTTCCATCGTGACAACATCACCAGTCTGGTCAAGGTTGTCTAATGTTGCGAACCCTGAGACTGTTCTTTTTTCTCTATTGACCTTCGTGAAAGGAACTGCTAAATTAATAACATTTCCCTCAGAAGACCAATGTGATTTTTCAATGGTCATATGTGTATATTATAGGCTTTTATATATCTAAAGGCAAATAAGTAGTTGAGTAGGACTACTCAACCTGTCTACCGTCGCCTTTTGCATTTCTGCCTTCCCCTGAATTATCTGGAGAATTTGCAGATCTATTTTGGTCTCTTTCACGACTTTGCATTGCTTGAGCTTTAATTTCAGCGGCCTGCGCCTGTAAATCAACTGGCTTATCTCCGCCTTCTCTTGGCACTAACCCCATTCTCAATCTAATTTCATTAGGAGTCATTACCTGGAATCTTAAATATCTCTCATCAATTTTTGACTGGGTATCAGAATCTGTCAAGCTTAATTCATTAAATTTAAGCTGGAGTGCATCTGTCATTTCCATAATAATTCTATTTAATTTCTTTTCTAGAATATCTTGTGCTGGGGCACATACCTGCTCTTTAAATGTTTTATCTGCATCCCTGGCATTTGCTAAAGATATTCCTGTGGCTGTTCCAATTTTATTTATTGGAACACGATGAGCCATTAATATTTCATCTCTATTTGATTGTCTATAAATATTAAATGAAGACTCTTGAGCACCTGCCTCAATTGGTTCCATTTTAAATTCAGTTTTTGAATCTGGAGAATCTGGAGGCAATGGTATATATAAAGATCTGTGGTTTTTTCCACGAAGTCCAACCTGGAAAAATTCTAATAATTTACGTTCAGACTCTGGTGATAATTTAGCACCTTTAACGGTGATAATATATCTTGGGACTGCCTTATTTTCAAAATAATCTAAGTTATATTTTCCAGCAAATTCATTTCCAGCCATTGCGCTTTGGGCTGCAATAATATCTGGAATTCCATAATAATTATTTTTTGGAGTATATTTCTTTAAATGAATAATTTCATTTGGTCTATCAGTAGCTCCAGCTATTGGATTTGCAGTTTCTTGATCTCCAAAATTACGGAAAAAAACTGCTTTGCCGTAAAGTAATTGTACAAAGCCATCTCTTAAACGTCTAACACGCATGGTCTTTGAAGGAATATGTCCTATATATCCTATTTTCCCAGCAGTAGTTCTACCTATTTCTAAATAGCCATTTCCTGTTGCTTCTACGTCTGTGTAGAACTTAATTAAAGTTTCTTTAAATGTTTCTTCTTCATTGCAATCTTCTAACCACTCATGCAAATCTTGTTTAATTCTAGAAAGTTTTCTACGGGCACGTTCTAATTGTTTTTCGTCTTCAATACCGTCCAACAAATCATTTGTCTTTTTTGTTTCTACAAAATCAAATCCTAAACCAACAATGTTGGCAACCTTAGCATTAATTGCTGCATAATTATATGGAGATATCTCGTATATTGTAGATAAATAATCTAAATTATATTCAGGCATAACAAGATCAAATAATGCATATCCACTAACTGCCTGCTGTATTAATAACTGTTGAGTTGCTGTTCCTTCTGTTCCAACAAATTTTTTCTGTATATCTCTACTTACTCTTCTTCTAACTGCAGGGCTTAAACCATTTAGCTTTAATATATCTTCGCCTTCAATAGAAAACGGATCTTGATTATTATTAATAGATGGGGTATTAAATTTCATCCAATCTGCTACATTAGATATTTCAATGTCTTGACTTGGTGTATCTTCTTCGTATTCAATCATTTTTTACCCAACTTTTTCATTTCATCTTTATAAACGCCAATATCTAATTCGTCAGGAACTAGTCCAAGTGCTAGTCTTGTCTTTTGACGCTGAAATTCTTCGTCATCTATTTGCCTACTACCTTCTAAAAACTTAGGCTTTCCCTCGTCAATTCCATAACTTCTTACCGCCTGTGCAAGCAAATTTATTCTAGATCTATCTCCGTACATTGACTGTATTGATAAGAAATTTTTATCATCATCACCTATCCATCGGCCATCTGGCATTTCCCATACATATACGCCAAGTCTGGTTTCTCCAGTCTTTATTTTTGATCCAAGCTTTTTAATTTCCATAGGTTACTATTTTACCACTTTCAAAGTCTCAAGTCTAGGGTTTTGTCAAGTATTATGACAAAATTATTGGTTAATTGTACGCTCCCATTCCAAATCATATGCCTCAACTGAGGATTCTGTCAGGGTCATGGACGAATTAGATAGGTCGAATAGGATATATACGTCACCATATCTGTATAAATTATAATTAGTTAATGCATCTAACGCAGTAAATTGATACTCATATAATGCAATATTCTGATATAGTCCCGAAGTGCCGCCGCCGATAGAAGAACCATTTATAATAATATCTCCCGTAATTGGCTCCATAAATGTCAAAACGACATAATTTAGATCTCCTTCGGTCAATATATCCTTAATATTGTTTTCGCCTGTCTTAGTGTAATTATTTACATATATTTCTTCTATATTTGCTCTGGCTATATCTCCATTCGAATTCCAAGATAATAATGTAGTTCCAGCGAATATTATTGATCCAGCCTCAGAAAGGCTGTATGGGGTGTAGAAGAATTCTATTGTGTTTATGTTGTCTGCGGTAGTTATTTTAAAGCTAGAGCCTGTATTGGCTTTTAAACCGTTTCTAGAGTCTCTCTGTAGGATCTCTGAGCTAACCCGTCCCAAAACAAAAGACCCTTCTTCTGGAGTGATATAAGAAGGCCCATTTACGGCTAATTTTTTCATATTATTATAAAACTTTACAATTAAATAATTTAATCTGGGATTATATCTACTTGAATCTAAAGTAGCAATTGTGACCCTAATAAATAATCTTCTTTCTTCGCTGAAGTTGTTAGATTGATATTGTGGAATTTCATCTCCATTATTACATTGAACATATGATATACCATCATCACTTGTTTCTACAATTATGCCATTGTCTCCGTCCCACTCTATTTTAGACGAGTCCATAGTATTGCCTGGCAAAACAATTTCATCTTCTATTACAACTGTTTTTTCTTGAAGCGTTTCTGTTTTTAAAATTGATATATATTGTTTATCTTGATCAAAATATAAATCTTCAGTAATAAATAATTCCCAAGCTTTATTAGATGGCCATGCGTACTGATAAGCTAATCTTGAATTATCGTCGTACAAATTAAACCATTCACCACCATTTGATTCAATTAATTGAGACGGCCTAATTGCTTTAGCATCGTTATAATGATTATTAATTTGATTTTGAGATAAAGCATATCTATAAACACCAACACTATTTATAATAAAATATTGTCCTATACCACAAGGACCTGTTTTAAAATTTACAGAATTTCTAGTAAATGGATTACTAGTTATTAATTTTGTAACCTCAAGAACATTATTGATATAAAGAGATAAAGAAGAGTTTGTATAAATTGCAACGACATGGAACGCCTTATCTGTATATGGTATTGTATACTCTATTTTTTCTGTATCGACCTGAAATACTATATTGTTTTTATAATAAAATAATCCTACTTCACTTCCCGTCGTTTTATCTGCAAATAAAGGTGTAAAAAATGATCCTGTTATTTTAGGCTTAAACCAAAGTTCTATTGTAAAATCATTATCTGCTGAATCTGACGTAGCAAATTTGCTAGACGTTGTTTGTCCAGAGTAATCTTTATCAATTATATATTCTATATAATTTGAATCTCCTATTTTAGCCGCTGTTGAATTTCCTTTTACTATAGGGACAATTCCTCCTATTGGCCTTCCAACATATTTACTATTATTTTGACATTCAGAATTATCATACGCAATATCTCCTCCGAGATTTGCATAAGAAGCATATGCTGCTGCTACATCTGCATATGTTCCATAAGTTAAAAGTAATTCAGCATATGTTAAAGGTTTAGTTCCAGTTATTTGTTGATAACTATCATAATTATCTAAAATTTCTTGATAGTCTTCATTTTGTGCAAGCAGGTCTACATAACCAGCATCACTAGATGTAGTAAAATCATCAAGAGGATAGTATGCTAGCGGGTAATCACTTAATACCGTAGATCTATAAGACATTTCCTAATGCCAGTATTTGATTTTCTTTTTCTGCAATTTCATTTTCCATAATTGAAATTTTTTCCAAGTCTGGATTTGATTTTGCTTTTTCTAATAAGATATCAATCTCTAAAGCATACATGCCGTATTCCAAATTACGTTTAGCATTTATCTTTATTTGATTTTTTTCATTATCGTTTAGCTCTTCATATGATGGCATTTTTTCTCCTATATAAATTATATAAACTATTGTTCAAGTTCATTAAGCATACCATAAAGTTCATCTATAAAAATTATAGATTTTTGAATTTCTTGTTCTAATGCTGCCAACCCTTTTTCATCATTATTTTTTTCAGCTTCTATTTTATTTATAGATAAAGAATAAAGGTTTCCTTCTAAATAATATATTTTTGATTTCAATATTACAATTTTATCATTTTGTGATAGAAAATTATATTGGTATGTCATTTTATACTGCTCCTCCTCCACCGCCACCGCAGCTGTCTCCACCAAAATCTCCTACGCTATAAGCACTAACCCCTGAAGAATTTCTAGCTCTAACAAACCAATACCAACTTCCAGAAACTCCAACAGTAGCACTTGGAATTGTTATTCCAGTAAAATCTGCACCATCTCCTGTATACTGTGTTGAAGAAGATTGATACCATAATTCATAAGATGTTGCGCCAGATACTGCATTCCAAGATAAATTTGTTCCGCTTCCATTATTACAAGCAGTTAATCCTGTTGGAGTTGCTGGAGCAGTACTTCCACCACCACCACCACCTGGAGCTGTCCATGAAATACTAGAAGTAGCAGTGTGTCCTGTAGATGATGTAACGGTCAATGAAATACTATATGTAGTTCCAGCTGTGTGAGTTCCTATATATTTTTGTCTATCTGCATCTGCTGTGCCAGTGAATGATGAACCTCCTCCAGCGCCTCCAGTTGATGGGTTAACTGATATAGAATATGTATCTTGATAATCTACTGTCCAGTTTACATATGTTAATGTGCTACTGTTAGTTACAGATAAACTGCTAATTGTAGGAACAATTGGAGTGACTGTCCATTGTGCATAAAGTGTTGTAGTTGATCCTGGTGTATATGATGACCCAACATCAACTATTTTTGTTCCACCTGAAGTACTATTCCACCAACCAGTACATGTATAACCAGATCTTGTTGGTGTTGGAGCTGTGACAGAACTTCCAGCATTTACACTGCTTGATGTTGGACTAACAGATCCACCATTTGCATCCCATGTGACCGTATAAGTATTTATTTGCCATTGTGCATATAATGTAACTGAAGCTGTAGGATAATATGTATTTCCTCCTCCATTAATATAAGTACCTCCAGAGGATGCGGTATACCATCCAAGAAAACTATAATTTGTTCTAGATGGCGTAGGCAATACAACTCCACCAGAATTAGTTCCAGATGAAGATGTTGGACTAACAGATCCGCCATTTGCATTAAATGTTACTGTATAAGATATTGCAGACCATTGTGCATATATTGTTGTAGTAGATGGAGGAGTATAAGAATTATTTGTTGTTCCCAAATAAGTTCCACCAGAGGCTGCTGTATACCAACCATTAAAAGTATAATAATCTCTGCTTGCTGAAGGCAAAGTGACTGCACTTCCAGCATTTACTGTTGTAGATGTAGAAGCATTTCCAAGTACAATTCCACCATTTCCATTATATGTAAGTGTATATGTTGAAGCAACTATTGTTATTCCATTGCTTGAATTAGCAGAAAGCGTTCCCCTATTATTAACAGCTGTGACGGTACAAGTTATTGAATTTCCTATATCTGCTGTCACTGTAGTATATGTTGAAGATGTTGCACCAGATATATTAGATCCAGCTCTTTTCCATTGATAGGTGTATGATGTTGGAGCATATGCTAAGTTAGTATTCCAAGATCCGTTCGTTACAGATAGTGTTTGTCCTTGTGTTGTAGATCCAGATACTGTTGGAGATCCTGTATTTATTGGATATTCTGGATACCATTGCTTCCATAGAGAGCCATTCCATATCCAGCCTTTTGTTGCATTTTTCCATGCGGTACCGTTATAAAGTTTTAATCCATTTATATTTTTCCAATTAGCTCCGTCATGAATTTTTGTAACCATGATTAAGCCTCGTGATGAATATAGATATCGCCTGCTGCTGTTGCTGTTGGATTAGTGCCAGTTGAATTATAAAATATTTTATTTGCTGCAGAAGTCTGTCCATTGGAATAAGTTAATGATGATCCCGAAGCTCCTGTTGCTCCTGTTGCGCCAACTGGGCCTGTTGCTCCTGTTGCGCCAACTGGGCCTGTTGGACCTGTTGCGCCAACTGGGCCTGTTGGACCTGTTGCTCCTGTTGCTCCCGTATCTCCTTTATCTCCAGTTCTTGCAAAGGTGATAATAACATCATCATTATTACTAAAAGTGGCAGAATTTCCAGAAACATATGATCCAGAAACTGTAAACCATCCTGTATTATCAGATAGTCCAGATATTGTAAATAGTGCAAATACAGCATCATTATTTTTCTTTGATATTCTAAAATGACCTTTAATTGTAGATGTAGAATCATCAATTGTATTTAAAAATGAAGATATGTTTGTTGATTCGTCGTTAGATGCATCAATATACATAGCCGTTGCACTTGAAATTATTGCATTATTAAATCTTATAAAACCAATTCCTGGATCTGATGCTGTAATTGTTGAGCTGTATGTATAGTCAAATGTAGCTCCACCAAAATTGCCAGCTGGACCTGTTGCACCTGTTACGCCCGTTACACCTGTTGCTCCTGTTGCGCCAATTCCTGTTGGTCCTGTTGGGCCTGTTGCTCCTGTTGCGCCAATGGGGCCTGTTGCACCAATTGAACCTTGTGGTCCTGTTGCGCCTGTTACACCAATTGGTCCTGTTGCACCAACTGGGCCTGTTGAACCTACGTCTCCTTGCGGACCTGTTACACCTGTTGCACCAACGGGACCTGTTGCACCTACGTCTCCTTGCGGACCTGTTGCACCTACGTCTCCTTGCGGACCTGTTGCACCAATTGGTCCTGTTGAGCCGACGTTACCCTGCACACCTTGTGGACCTGTTGCGCCAGTTGCACCTACAGATCCTGTTGCTCCTGTTGCGCCGACGGGACCTGTTGCACCAACTGGGCCTGTTGCTCCTGCTGGACCTTGTAACGGTCCAACGTTAATCCAATCATTATTTGTGGCAGACCATACATAAAGATCTCCAGCAATTGTATATCCATCTCCTGGTGTTCCTGATGCTGGTAATTCTGCTTCATTATTTAATTGACCTAATATTGTTACTCCAGCGCCTTCTGGACCTGTTGCTCCAGTTGCACCAGTTACACCTTGCGGACCTGTTGCACCAACTGGGCCTGTTGCTCCAGTTGCACCTTGTGGGCCAGTTATACCTGTTGCACCAACTGGGCCTGTTGCTCCAACATTACCTTGTACACCCTGTGGTCCTGTTGCACCTGTTACACCAATTGGACCTGTTGCGCCTGTTGGACCTGTTGCTCCTGTTGCACCAACTACACCCTGTGGTCCTGTTGCACCAGCTGGACCAGTTATACCTGTTGGTCCTGTTGCACCTGTTACACCCTGTGGTCCTGTTGCTCCAGTTGCTCCAACTGGACCTGTTGCACCAACTGGACCTGTTGCGCCTGTTGCGCCTGTAGGTCCTGAGTGTGTTTCTAAATAGTCATCTATCTGTTCAGCTAATGTTTGTAAATCTGCTGGAACATTTGGTGGGTCTGTCTGGAGGGGATAATGAAATCCCAAAGATGATGTTTCTGGTGCCATAATTTTTAATTATACCATCTGATATGTTCTAATATCTCGTTCATACCAGCCTTTCCCCCATAACTTTAATAAGTCTTGGAAGTATCTTTCATATTGATATTTTACAATATCTACTGAATAAAGGGAAATTGCCCTATCCCTAATATATACTGGATCTAAGGATTTTACCGCCTCAACTGCCTCACAAAATTCTTCAAAAGTTCTACATCTAAATCCAGTTTTGCCGTGCTCTACCGTTTCGGTAAATGCCCCCCAATCAGTTGTAATAACTGGAGTTCCACAAGCCTGGGATTCAATATTAACATTACCAAAAGGCTCTATATAAAGTGTTGGGACAAATGTAGCAATTGCATTACCCATAAGCTTAGCTCTTTCTTCTGGTCCAACGGGACCTACATATTCTCCATATCCTTTAAAATCTCCTGGGCCAGCAACTATCAACCTTTTACCTAATTCTTGACATACTTGTTGAGCTATGTGATAGCCTTTTCTATCTATTAGTCTTCCTATAAATAAATAATAATCATCTTTTTTCTCTACAAGTGGAAACATTTCTGGATCTAAATATCCTGGAATAACTCTATCAAAAAATGCACCATTTGATGCTGCTGCATCTTTATTCTGTGCATATATTGAATGCATCCAAGAATATGATTCAAATACTTTATATGGGCTAAAAACTCCTGAATATCCTACACCAAATTCTATAGATATATGATTTGGAAATGAGTCAGCTATTATCTTATGAGCATGTCCACCAATTAAACAAATAAAATCTTTTTGTTTTATTCTTTTTCCTATTTCATTAATAGCAGTTCTGTTAAATGATACCCAATGTTGTTTTGTATAATCAAAAGACCCAGATGTAAAGTGCTGACCATTTAATGATTTTAATCTTTGTTCTTCTGTAATACATGAAATTAATTCTGTAACTTCTGCCTCATTTTGATCTCCCGCATACAAATAAACTTCATGCCCCAAAGATTTCATCATATTACAAAAACGCCTAACTTTTTCTGTATAGGCGCAATTAACAAATTGTTTAGTTGTTTGAGTATGTGGTAAAGATACTACATGAAAACGCATTATTTAAGCCAGTGAGTTGTATACATGATCTTACTGCCTTTAGTGACTGGTAAAGATTCATGTAGATATGGTGCAGTTGAAGGGAAAAGCACCAGGCTTCCAGCTTTTGGTTTTATTTTTACATCTTGATTTTTAAAATAAATTTCTCCGCCTTCATAATCATCATTAAGATATGTAACCATTGAATACTTTAAATTTGTTCCTGTGCCAGTAGGGTCTTCTGCGTCACAATGTGGGCCCATACCCTGACCTTCATTATATTTATATAAATTTATATATTGTAAATTTATATTTGGTTTTTCTGGAACGTAATTAGATTTCATTTTTTTATGATAGATAATCTGTGTATCATAAAATCTATTTGCTGTCATTTCTGGAGACATCATAAGACTATTTATAACATATAAAATTTGTTTATTTAGGAAATCATCGCCAGTATTTATATTTTTTTTAGAAGAATCAATATGTTTCCCAGAACCAATTATAAACGATTTATCATCGCTTGCGGTCCAATCTCCCCATTTACTTATTGCTTCATGGGACAATGGATTTAAATCAATTTTTTCTATTAAATCTACTAAAATTTCTGGATAGCTAACTGTATTTTCAAAATAATATATATTCTGATGGTTGAAAACCATATCGAACATTACATACATCTGTCTTGGAGGTATGTTTTTAATTTCAAGCATCTATTTCTCCAGTTTCTGCTAACTCTGCATCATATTCTTTCCAATCTGGAGTTATTCTTTTACCTTTGTTTCTTATCTCTTCCCACTCTTTTTGTTCTACAGCCTGCTTTGCTCTTGTTTCTTTAATTTCATCTTCCCAAGAAGATTTCTTATTTACATCATAAGCTTCCTCTGGCCTATCATCCCAAAATGATCCCACTGTGTATCTGTCATTTTTTGTTACAATTGTTACTTCATGCATATTTTCATGGCCACCATCAAATATTGCGTACATACCAGCTTTTGGCTTTATACTTAAATCAAAATTTTTAAAATTTAATTCGCCTCCGCCAAAATCATCATTGAGATACAAGAATCCTGCATATCTACTTCTTTCAAATGCGCTAGGAACTCCATCGTAGCTATTATCTGAATGAAATCCAGCAAATGCCCCAGGAATCCATTTTTGAGAATGAAAACTAATTTTATAAGCTGGGCCTCCAATAATTTGTTCTGCTCCCCATTTAAATTTTTCTTCTAAGTCTTCAAAAAAATTATTTGGAAGTCCTGCATCTTTATACCATTTTTCTAAAGTCTTTGGATTGTTTGTAAGCTGATGCGGCATATTGTATGCATATGACTCATAAAAAGAAATTGGATGCCAGGAAAAATCTCCAGACTCTATTAAGTTATTAAACATTTTTATAATACCAGCACATTCCTCTGGCGTTATAAAATCTTCATAAACCCATACTGGGTGATCTCCTTCTCTATATTTTATTAAATTCATTTATATAAATCTCCTTCTAATGGAATGTTTTCAATTATATCTTCATAAGGAATAATCTTTCCATCTTTAACATATAACATATTTCTTGGATCTTCATAAGCAACTCTTTCTAGTTCTTGCTTAGCCCATCTGTACGCTCCCAATCTTTTTTGATTAGCAAGCCATTCCTGTGACCCATCATAATCTGTCATAATAAAATTTCTAATAAAAAACTTATTGCCGTCTGGTATTGTTTTTACTCCATGCCAATATGGCTCGCCTGATGGAAAAACAACAATGTCTCCAGCTTTTGGCTTATGGTTTATAAACTGACCATCTATATAAAATTCTATATCTCCACCATTATAATTATCATTTATATAAAAAGTGCATGTAGTATGAAATTTTTCTCCTGGCATATCTTTTTGAGAAATAATAAAATCCGTATGATATTGCATTGTCATTTTATTATTTAACTGATCAATTTTATTAAAGTATTTACACCAAGATTGTCCGCTATATCTTGCATTTTCTGGAATTTTAATATTAGTATGTTTAAAATAATGTGAAATTGCTTTATCGTAAGAAACAGCTATCTCTTCATATAATTTTTTTCTTCTTCAAAAATAATGCCTTTTTCGGCAGAATCAATTTCGCCTTCGCCTTTTGCCTGTGTATAAGTTCCAAAATGTGCCCAAGCATCCCATGTTTTAAAAAAATATTTTCCGTTACTGCTTTCTTCTGATCTCATCATAATTTTATATGCACTATCTGGATCAGACAACATATTTCTATATACAATTATTCCTGGATATATTTCTTCCCAAGATAGCTCGTGTAAATCTTCTCTTAAATTTAAGTTATGCATTTTGCGAATCTCCTCCAAAATATTTCTGCCATGCTGGTGATTTATAAAAATTATTTTCCGAACCTTCTGGTGGTTGTTTTTCTCCAGTATGCTTTAGGATGGTCCAAAAAAATGGAGATGTAAATCTATTACCAGATCTTACTGGACGAACTCCATGTACATAATGTTTATCGCCTGGGAAAAAATATGCTGCACCAGCTTTGGGCTTGAACTCTATACCCTGTCTTGGGAAATATAATTCTCCTCCTTCATAATCGTCATTAAAATAAAATAAGCCAGCAATGTCATACCATGGAAAATCATTTGGTCTTCCTTCTTCTAATCCAGTATGAAATTCTTTATCTGCGTGTGGTTCTTGTCTTGCCCCTACAGGCCATCTAACTATAGCAGGACCTGTCGCTTGAACATCAACATTAAAAAATTTATCTACTTCTATTTTTAATCTATCAATCATTTGCCACAATAAATCAACTATCTCTGGGTCAGATTTCATCAAAGAATTACCAGTACACACTCTATCTTTCCAAATATTAGCATCATATAAAACAATACCATCTTCATCTACGTGTGTTTCTGTTTCGTCCCAAACTTTATTATTTAAAGCAAAATTTATTAATCTTTCTTTTTCTTCTTCTGTTAAAAAATTTGGAAGCTCTACTATATTACTAATATCTGTACCAAAAAATCCAGATGGGGTTACAGATATTGGGGCTCTTCCTCCGCCCATTATACCTTGATTTACTATTTCCACTGATTCTCCCATACTATTAATATATCATATTTAAATTTAAATATCTATAGTTTTATCAATAATCTTTAATTTTATTGATTTTACTTCATGTTCGCCTATTGAATTTCCTTTATGATCAACTGCATCTCTATAAAAATTAGACCATTCTGCTTTCTTATTTAATTCAATAATTGCTTGAGAGTATCCAATATTATCAGCATGATCATCACTTTCATGATTTAATATATGAACTTCTGAATTATTTATATTTGAAAGTGATATTGGAATTATTGAACATATTGGATGACCTGCTGGAATTGTTATTTCTGTATTTGGTTTTGTTATCATCCAGGCTACTGGTAATTCCCCTTTAAAAAATGAAGTACTTATTAATGTAGTAAAACATTGTGCCCCGTCAATAAAAAAATTAGGGGCTGGCATAGTAAGCAATGTAGTATTTTCATCGGTTTTAAATTTAATACCTGTATTAAAACTTATTGTTGAATTTGCCCTTCCAGTGTAGGCATATTTTTCTCCTTTTATAATTTTAACATGTTTATCAGCAGAGTCAGAGATACCGTCCCAAATAAATGTAATGTCTTCTGGAAATGATAAATACCAGCCTAATGTATTTGTTAATGTAACTGGAAAACAATGATACGCATGTTTTTTCCAAGTTTTATCCATCCAATTTCTTTTTACTGGTAAAGTATTTATTTGTGATAAATTTTTATTAGTAAGATATGCCTTTATGACTTCCATCTTTATCACTTTCTCTTGGCACATTAGAATTCATTTTTTTCATTCTAAGCATATCAAAATCTGGATTATGTGTATTATCGTTATAATCCAACATAGTAACTATAGAATATTTTGTTCCAGTAGTGACTGGTTTTGCTACATGAGAAAATAAATAAGTAGATGGGAATATAACAATATCGCCAGCCTCTGGCTTAATTGTTAATTTAAGTTTTGGAAAATAAAGTTCTCCACCTTCATAATCATCATTTGGATAAGAAACTAAAGATACTGTGGCTATATAAGAATATCCGTGATCTGAATGCTCTTGAAAATGTTGACCTGGGCCATATTTAATAAAATTCATGGCTTCCCAATATTTCATTTCAATATTATACATTCTGCAATAATCTTTGACTGCATTAATTTGCATATCATATGCGTACTGCCAAATGTCGTTTAATTCTTTTCTTGCGTTATCCATGTCCATAACTTGTATGTTTTGTATTTTAAAATCAACACAATCTCTATAAGATGGAACTTTTTGAGCATACCCTACAGTAGCTTCTGCCCAACTATATTTATCTGGATATTTTTTTAAAAAATTTTCTACATTATCAATTATATTTTTATTGATCTGATTTTTGTATACCCAGATTCCAGCAAATACTTCTTGCTTAACAATGTCATTAGACACTAATATCTCTATTCTTTAAACTGTGTACCGTCCCATGACATTCCAATTTTTAAATTAGAATATTCCATATCAGTACAATCTACAGCAATAACCCCTTCGGATTCTGCAATATTAAATAGCGCTTTTCTTTTTTCTGTCCAAACTTTTATAATACCTTTTACTGAGTTATCTTGAACTATCGCAAAAGCATATGGAGAATCTGTTGCTTTTCTTTCTAATTCACCTTCTACAAAAGAAGAAGTATTTGGATCCCATACAGATCCAATTTGTACCTTTTTATTATTAGAAACATCTTTTAATAAAATAGGGTTGGAAAGAATTGAAGTATATCTTTCAACTCTTTCCAAGCTATCTCTAGATTCTTCTAGGTCGATAAACTCTATAATACCGTTAGTATTTGTGACAAGTGCCCAAACTTTTTTCATTTTTTTCTCCTTATGTGTAGTGTACCAAAATTATATAATTTAGTCAATATTAATAAAATCTTGGCGACCAGAAACCACCGAATCCTGGAGGCGCAAAGAATCCTGGAGGCGCAAAGAATCCTGGAGGCGCAAAGAATCCTGGAGGCGCAAAGAATGATGGAGGCGCAAAGAATGATGGAGGCGCAAAGAATGATGGAGGCGCAAAGAATGATGGTGGGAAAAATGGAGGCGCAAAAAATCCTGGTGGGAAAAATGGAGGCGCAAAAAATCCTGGTGGGAAAAATGGCGGCGCAAAGAATCCTGGTGGGAAAAATGGCGGGCTAAAAAATGATGGAGCTAATGTTGTTACAGGAGCTGAATATATACTAAATGCTCCAGAACCGTTAGCATTTCTAGCTCTAACTCTATAAGACTGGCTAGTATTTGGCTCATTTGTTATTGTTGTGCTACCACTACCTGCTTGTGTTACAGTTTTTGTTTTTGCTGGAGTTTCATTAGATTCAATATAATAATCTATAATTGTTGAACCACCATCTGCTGGAGCAGTCCATGTGACTGTATCAGCATCTACTCCTGCCGTTGCTCCTGGCTGACTTGGTGCAGCTGGAACTGTTGTTACAACTATTGCAGAACTTGTTGTTCCAACACATTCCCCGTAAGCATCATATGATCTAATTGTATATGTATTAGAAGAACCTGTTGCTAATAAGGTATCTGAATAAGTGTTTGATGGGTGCGCTACAGTTGCAATTAACGATCCATTTCTATAAACTTTATAACCCGATGGAGTATTACCTGTAGATGGATTTGTCCAAGACAAATCTATTCTTCCATCATTGTATGGTCTGTTAGAAGGAAGAGGTGTAACAACTAAATTAGTCACACACGCTGGTCCGATAAAGTTATCTTGTGCTGATGACTTTGTACCTATATTTTTTGTCATTATTTATCCCCTATTCTTTATGCTTTCAAATCTCCAGCAAGCAACCAGGTGTTGGTTGCAACTTTAGTAAGCGTTGCTGATGAATATGTTGTTCTTAATGTTGCTCCTGGTGTAGCTAATATTGAAACTGATACATCAGCTCCAACAAAATTACCACCTGTGCCTGCTGATTGATAAAAGCTTATTGTTGTTCCAACTGGATAAGCAGTAGTTGCATTTGTTGGAACTGTTATAGCGTGTGCTCCACCAACTGGAATTAATTGATCTCTTAATGCTAACCCACCTGTTGATAAGTTATAAGCACCTGTTGTAGCTGCTGCAATTGTTGTTAATGATGGAACTGCAGCTTTTGTTTGTGTTCCATCTGTGAATGCTACTCCAGATGCTGCAACTGTTACGGTTCCTGTAAATGTTGGATTTGCAGTTGGAGCCTTTGCATCTAATTGTGTTTGAATTGCTGAAGTAACACCATCAAGGTATCCAATTTCTGTATCTGAAACTCCAGACACTCTGTATTGAACAGTTGATGAATCTACGGCAAGTGTACCTGGTGTAGTTTCTGTTAAACCAGTTCCAGCAGTTACTGCCTTAGCGGCGTTAAATGCTGCGTATGTAACATTTGTTGTTCCAATTGTAATTGCTGATGTATTAGAGCAAACATATCCATAACCTGAGTTTACTGTACCTTCAAGAACAAGAGTAAAATCTCCACCCTTTAATTCTCCGTCTGGTGTATTATCTGCATCTGTTGCTCTTGTCCATGAACCTGAAGCAACTACATAAATACCATTTTGTGTCTGTGTAGTTTGATCTTTTACAAGAACACGATCACCGACTGATAGAGAAACTCCATCAATTGTTTGTGTTCCGCTAAGCGTAATATTTCCTGTTGTAGCAACACGAACTGGCTGATGGAAATTAATTCCTGCAGTTACATTGTCTACATATGCTTTTGTTGCTGCATGTGCGTCTTGTGTAGGTGCGCCCGAAAGTGTAAGTGCTCCTGTCATTGTTCCGCCAGCAAGAGATAGCTTAGCATCTAACGCTGTTTGTGTTGCAGTAGAAACTGGCTTATTAGCATCTGATGTATTGTCTACGTTACCAAGGCCAACCATTGACTTAGATACACCAGAAACTGTTCCAGTAAATGTTGGAGAAGCAATAGGTGCATAAGTTGAAGCGGCAGTAGCAGAATTTAATTTAGAATCTATCTGTGTTTGAATTGCAGACGTAACGCCATCTAAATATCCTAATTCAGTACTTGAAACATCTCCAACTGAAGTTGTAGATGGCAAAACAACAGTTCCTGTAAAAGTAGGTCCAGCAAGAGGAGCTTTAAGAGCTAAATCTGATGTGAGGTTAGCAATCTTAGATTGTTCAATTGCTGCAGAAGAGTTAATATCTGCATTTACAATTGTTGCATTTGCAATCTTTGCTGATGTTATAGAACCATCAAGAATTTTAATTTCTGTTACTGCATCGTCTGCAAGTTTTGCAGTTGTAACAGATTCGGCTGCAATTTTATCAGTTGTTACATTACTATCTGCAATTTTAGCTGTTGTAACAGAATCAGAAGCTAATTTATCAGATGTTACTGCTTGATTATTTATTTTTTCTGTTGTAACTGATATATTATCTAACTTGGAAGTCGAAACAGCTCCATCTGCAATTTTACTATCTATAACAGAAGAGTCTGCTAGTCTTGTAGTGGTAACAGACCCTACGGCAAGCTTGTCTGTTGTAATTGCATCATCTAATATTTTTTCTGTTGTTACTGCATCTGTTGCAATTTTTGTATTTGTTACAGCAGCAAATCCAATCTTATCTTCTGTTACTGCTGAATCTGCTAATTTAGCTGTAGTAACGTTACTGTCTGCTATTTTAATAGTAGTAACGTTATCATCTGCTATTTTCTCAGTAGTTACAGCCTGAACATCTATTTTTGCTGTTGTAATACTTGCATTTGCAATTTTATCAGTTGTTACAGCATTATTTGCAATTTTTTGAGTTATTACAGAATCATCTACTGGGGTTCTTTCATTATTTAATCTTATATCGTCTGTATAAACTAAATTAGCTGTATTATTTATACCGTGTATATTAGTTGTTAAATTTTGATGTGCTGTGAGCGCATTATCAGTATTTGAAATTAATCCTGTAACTGTAGATGCAAAACTTTCATCATCATTAATTGCTGCTGCAAGTTCATTTAATGTATTAAGAAGTCCTGGAGCTCCATCTACTAAATTATTAACTGCAGTAGAAACAAATGCAGTTGTAGCAATTTGAGTTGTATTTGTCGATGGATCTGCTGTTGGAGCAGTTGGAGTTCCTGTTAATGCAGGGGATGTTAATGATTTAGAAGTTAATGTCTGATTTCCATCAAGAGTAACTAATGCTGCTGTATCTACAATTCCATGAACATTTGTTTGATCACTATTATGATTATCTAAAGCGTCTGATGCTGCTGAAATTGCTGCAACTTGTGCATTTAATGCTGAATTGTCTGCATAGTCTGTTGCATTTGTTAATTGACTTAGTGGAACTAGCGTGTCTGCATCTAATGTGGCTACGCCTAATGCTGTTCCTTTTTCTGATAGTGGAACATAATCTCCAATAGTGTTATTAAGATTATTTCCTAAATTAGTAATTTCATCATCTACATATTGTTTTGTAGAAATTACATCGGTATCAACTGATACTGTTAGGGTATTTGCAGCATCATTATAATTCTTTGTTATACCTGTTCCCGCCGTCAAAGCTTGATCGATAGAATCCTGGGCAACTTCAGCTAATTCTGCCTTAGTAGCAATTACGGAAGTATCAACAGATACTGTTATTGTGTTTGCGCCATCATTATATGACTTAACAATACCAGTTCCAGCAACAAGGGCTGCGTCAATAGCATCTTGTGCTATTTCGCTAATTTCTGGATTGTCTGCTGCTATATAATTTAATGAAGCCCAGCCAGTGGTGCCATCACCAATTTTAACTTTTCGTGTGTCTGTTTCAACACCCATTTCGCCAGCTGCTAGAATTGGGTTTGCGCTGGTCCATTGAGAGGCTGTACCTCTTCTAATTTGTAATCTTACTGTTGCCATTTTATTTTATACCCCTATATTAGAATTATACCATTTGCTAATTTTATCAGGCTACTGTTCCTGAATCAAACGTTAAAGCAAATGATGAAGTGCTTGGGGAACCGCCATCGGCCATTTTATTTGCCTCAGTGATAACCCCATCCCCACCAACAGAATATATTGGTGCGCCATTATAATCAATAGCTAGATCTATGTCGTTAAATCCCATATCATTTGAATCTGATATATCGATCCATTGACCATTGACCTGAATTCTTAATTTATTATTATCTGTATTAAATGCGAGGGGCACTGAGCCTAATGTAACCTGTCCTGATTGGACTACAAGGTTATTCTTTACTTTAAAATCTCTATTTGTTGTTGACACGAGTTCAATATCCCCCGAATTTTAGGTGGGGGATTTTATTCCCCCACCAATTAATTATTTAGTTTTTATGAACCGATTAAGGTTCCAGCAACCACTACGGTGCTGTTGTTATTTAGAGTTGTTACTCTAATTCTTACTTTGTTTGTATCAAAATCTGCTGAAATTGTAGATAGTGATCCATTTGTTCCAACCATACCATATTCAGTAAAGTGTACGTTATTGCTTGTATCAGTTGTTACAAGAATTTCAGACAATTCTGTATGTGTTCCAGCTGCTACCTTTACGGTAAATTTACCGCTTGTAAATCCATTATGATTCCATTGATAAGCAGTTACTGTACTAGCTGTTGGAACAGTTACTTTAGCTGCAACATTCTTTGCAAGACCATTAAAGTCAATTGCTGCATATACTGGCTCTGCTACTGCATTACCTGCAAGAATTGCTCCATCTGTATAAGATTGTGCGGAAGCAACTGCATCAGTTTCTGCCTGATCTACATATTGCTTTGTAGCTGCATGTAAAGCATTTACTGGATCTGCATTAAGTGTTAATGCTCCAGTCATTGTATCGCCAGCCTTGGCGACCTTTTCTCCAATTGATGCTGTTACTGTTGTAACAAAGTTCTCATCATCACCAATGGCTGCTGCTAATTCATTTAATGTATCAAGCAGGGCTGGTGCAGAATCAACAAGATCTGCAACTGCATCATCAACATATTGTTTAGTTGAAATTACATCTGTGTCAACAGAAATTGCTCCTGTTGCATCATCATAAGAAAGTCCATTTCCTACGGCATTTCCTACCGCATCCTGTGCTCTTTCATCTGTAAAATATTTATTGGAAGAACCCTCTTCGATGTCATCTGTATCTAATGCATTAATTGCATTATCTGTATAGGTTTGTGCATTTCCTTCAGCTGTTGAAGCTGCTCCATATGCATCATATGTTCCAGAAGTTACATTGATAATACCATCTGCGGCATTATATGTAATTCCTGTTCCAGCCGATACTGCATTTCTTGCACGACCATTTGTGAAGTATAAATTAGATGAACCTTCATCAATATTATCTGTGGTTGCATTATCTATTGCAGAAGAAGCTGCATTGTCAGCATATGTCTTTGTAGCAATTGTATTGTCTACAGAAACTACGCCAGTTGAGTTATCATAAGATATTCCTGTTCCGCCAGAAATTGCTTGACGGGCACGTGTATTTGTAAAATAAAGATTAGTTGTGCCTTCTGCCAAATCATCTGTATCAGAATCTGCTACACCATTTTCAGCAGTAATTGTAAGACCAGCGCCAGTACCAGTAATTGTAATATTGGTTAAATTAGCATTAGTTAATAAATCTGCTGCTGATGTTTTAGCACGAGCATCTGTAAAATATTGATTTGTGCCTTCTGCAAGGTCGTCTGTATCGTGATTTGATAAACTAGAAACTGTACCAGTTACATCACCAGTTACATTACCAGATAAGTTTGCTGTTATTGTGCCAGCTGAGAAATTGCCAGACCCGTCACGCTTTACAACAGCGTTTGCTGTATTCGTAGAAGTTGCTTGCCCACCAATAAGGTTGACGATATAACTATCTGATCCACCTTCTACTAATATATTTTGACCATTTACTGTAGCTGTTGATCCTTCAACTACGAGGCCATTTTTAATTCTAAAGTTTTTGTTAACTGTTGCCACTCTGACAACCCCCTATTTAAGCTTTAAGCGCAGTTCTTACAAATCTGGCTGTAACAGCAGAACTTGTAGGAGTTACGCATAAACTAATTATACCTGCATTTGATTCAAAAGTGACGGAAGCAAGATTATTTGAGGTATTTGAGATAATATTACTTTCTGATACGTTAATATCAGTGCCATCGTTTAATAATAAGAAGTCTGATGTATGGTATTCAGATCCTCTTGTTATTTGAAGATTATATTTAATTGTTCTATATACTGATGCCGCCCATGTATCTACAGCAGTCTTGTTTTCTATACCTGTTATAGTAAGGTCATTATTGCCTTCTAGTCCAAGTAATTCTAATGTAGAATCTGATTGATTATCTAAATCAGATAATTGAGATTCTAGCTGTGAAACTTTATAGTCTATAGAGCTTGCATTTGCAGATCCATCTACGCCAAGTTTCGCTTGTATTGCTTCAATAGCATCATTTACATTTCCATGTAGTGCAGCATGTCCTGCCATGCTATCTGTGCCATTTGGATTGTTTAGGTTATCTAAACTTGCTGGGAAATTAGTTGCCAATTTCTCCTCCGTCTAACAATGTTAACTGTGTATAAGAAGCATTGTTATATGTTGATTCTGGTGCACCACCATCAAGTCCTATTATAACAGGAATTTCTTCTTCAACATTAGATTCGTTGTTAATATCTGTATTAAAGTTAATTGTTTCTTGTATATCAATAGTATGAACATCTCCATCATATGAATGTGTATGCATATAAAATGGAGCAGGATCTGTAGAACCTGGAGTTAAATCAACCCAAATTGCACCATTATAAATTTTTATGTTTTTAGAAACTGTATTAAAGTAAACATCTCCAGTAGAACCAGCAGCAGGATCTTCTTCTAATGTTACTAAGTTTAATAATGATTTAAGCTTTGGCATTATTAAACTCCTTATCCGATAACGACTACTCTGTAAGCTCCAGCTGAAGGCGCCACCGCAAACTTAATAGTAATTGCAGATGTTGATGTATGTTCTACGTCTGCCTCTATTTGTGCAAATGGAGAACCGACTTCATAAATTTGTACAGTAACATCTTTTGTTCCAAGATTATGAGTTACAGTATATGATGTTGCTGATGTGCTTAATGTAGCACTATACTTTCTTGTTATCTCATGATAATTTATACCATCATTAGTTAGTTGCCATTGATCAGCAGATTCACTCCATTTAATATCTACATCATTTTCTATTCCACGATGTACTTTAATGCCTGCATCTACTGAAGGAGAATTCTCCTCTGGCATATCACTATTTAAGTTAATATAATTATCAGAAATATTAACTTGTGTTGTATTTACAGCATTGATATTACCAGTAACATTTAAGTCTCCACCAACATTTAAGTTATTAGCAATTGTTACATCATCTGGCAATCCAATTGTTACTGCAGCTGTTTCTGAGCCAGACCCAGATACTGTAATTTCATTAGCAGTTCCTTGAATTGTAGCAACATATGCGCCTGTAGTGTCATCGCCAAGGGCTACTGAATTAGGCTGTACGGTTGTAGATATTGTTACATTTTGGCTGCCATCAAATGATACAGAACCAGCAACGTCTCCAGATAGAGAAATTGTTCTTGCTGTTTCTAATTGTGATGCAGTATCTGCATTTCCAGTTAAATCTCCAGTAACATTTCCAGTAATTGTTCCAGCTACTGTTAAATTTTGATTTGCCTGTATATTTCCATCAAATGTTGCTGTGGAAGCTACATCTAATGTGGAATTTACATCTACTCCGCCTGCAACTGTTAAGAAGCTTCCGTTTGCAATAATTACATCTTCATTAAATGTAGTTTCACCATTTACTACGGTTACTCCGCTTATATTTAAAGATGAATTTATGTCTACTGGATTATTAAATGTAGCATCTCCAGAAACAGTAAGTGATGTACCTAGTGTAACTGCTCCATCTACATTTAATGTACTATCTAGATCTACTGAGCCAGCAACATTTAGGGAGTCGTTTACTGTAGTAAATCCTTGTACAGTTGTAAAACCAGAAACTTCTAGATTGCCACCAACAGTTATGTGACCAGATGTGTCTAATGTGGCTGCATTTACATCTGTAACATCTAAAGTGTTAGGAATCGAAAGGGTTACGTCTCCATTGCCAGCTTTAGATACTGTTATCTGATTTGTTGTTCCTAGTATATCTGCTACATCATGTTTGTGATCTGCACGTGCAACATAGGGTGAAGTACCATGACTTACTGCTTCACCAAACTTTAATCTTGTTGTATAATTACCTACACCGAAATCACCAGATGCTGTTAACCATTCTGTTCCATTCCAGAAATAAAGTAAATTGTCATTTGAATCATAATAAATTTGACCAGTAACTGGGCTGCTTGGTGCAACTCCAAGATTCTGGATTCTGGCATTGAGTAATTCGTTTTTATTTAGGTCAATGCTAACCAAAAATTTTCTTGCCATTTTTCACTCCCTTTAAGACAGATGCGCTGTCCCTGAAAACGGCTGTGCCATTGTCAGTGTAATTATATTAAGACTATTATAGACTATTCCTGTTTCTAATATGTCGCCACTACTAGACTTGACTGTAACATTAGGATGAAACCCTAAATTATGCTCTATTTCTATAGAATATATGCCATCAACTGGCCCAGTAACTTGGGCTAATTCCCAAGAATGGGTCAATGCTATCTGTTTATCTAATATAAAACTATTATTTATATTCCATGTATTATTGTTTGAGTCTTTTGGACCCCAAAATCTAGTCGTAAGTTTATCAAAATAAAAATCTCCAGGAACTCCTAGTAAATTTGATGGGTTTCCTTCTCCACTAATAATTGTTCTTCCTGGTGCGCCAGAGGCTCTGACCACAACAAGTGGGTTATTTTCAGTTACTATTAGTTTTGTTCCCATTAAATTGTTACGGCTCTATTGAGAGTCATATACCCTTCTAAAAGTCTTGTTTTATTTACACTTGGATCTATAAGCACTAAATCGTATGCAGATTTTGGATAAAACATTTTATTTGTTCTATCTGCTGCAATAGATATTGATAATTTGCCTTCAGTTGGACTTATTGTAATTCCGTCTTCTTCTGTTAATGTAAAAGCTATTTTTTTCCCACCCTGTGTATCTCTTACCTGCATTTTGGCGGTATGAAAATGAAGTTGTATTGGGCTCTCATCCTCGTCTAGATATTGAACCTCAAATGTAAAAGTTGAGTTTTGATCAACTTCAAAATTCTTTTGTGCAGCCATTAAATACCCCTAAAATAGGAAAACTCCTATGCTTTATTTTAGCATAAGAGTTGTCCTAACTTGATATTAAATTATGCCTTCTTGGTAAATCCAAAACTTGGTTCGTTTGGATTAAGTGCCTTTAAAATAACAGGCAAACATGCTGCAATTCCACCCTTAATTAAATCTCCTGGGTCTGTGTTGCCAGTCATGTATAGAGCAATAGCGGCACCTAAAAAGTGACGACCATAGCTTGCTAACGCTGCTAAAATTTTTTCTTGCATTGTTACCTTTCCATCATTATTAAGATCTTCTTTCATAAAGACCTCCTTATTCTGGGCCTTGTGCCCAGGAATTTAGGGTTTCCCCTAATTATATTATACTACTAAGCTGAAATATCTACAATCTCACAATTTCCATCGGAAGTACAAGCTAAAGTTTGAGTTCCACTTGTTCCATCTTCTGTTTCATAAAAAGATAAATCTTCCCAGCGAATAGATTTAGGCATTTTAGAAACAAGCTCTTCATAATCTTCTTTTGTTACTTCTTGATATGGAGCTTGTTTATATGAATGATCTGAATGTGGAAGGAATGAAATTCCAGACACTTCGTCAAAATGTTTGTATACCCAAGCACCAACTTCCATCCATTCATCTTCTTTTACAGATACAGTAATAGATGGTTTATGTTCACACCATGCACGTTGATATACCAACCAAGTATTTAAATGTTCAATAGCTGTTAAATCATTTCTTAGAATTGCGCCTTCTGGTGCTTTCACTGGAAATGAGAATACGTATGTATCGTTTGGTTTCATAAAATCATCTTCTACAGGAATTCCAACTTCTTTTAAAAATGTAGACAAAGGATCTTTCTTATCTCCACGAACTGTACGAATGTAATATTGTGAATGCCAAGGGTGCATTCCTGAAGATACCCCTACAAGTTGTGAAACTGTTCCTGAAGGCTTAACGCATGTTATAGCAGCAGACTCATTAATTCCGATCCTTGTTGCTTCTTCTTTATTTGTATCACGAGCATATTCACGAAGTCCTTCTAGGGTTTCTTGAAGTTTACTTAAATTTTCTTTTCCAGAAAAAAATTTGTTTCCAAATTGTCCAGTTAAAGATACTCCAAGTAGTCGCTCTTCCTCTGTATTGTCTTTCCAAATCTTACGAAGATATTTAAAATCTGTAAGTGTAGATTGCCATGTTCCTAGGATTGTAGCTAAGCGAACTTTTTCTGCTACTGTTTTAGGAGTATCATTTTCACGAATTACAACTTCGGACAGATTACAGAACTGATAAGGGCGAAGGATAATTTCTGAGCATGGGTTAGTTCCATAATGGATTTCTTCGCTTCTGCGTCCCCATCTTGCTGCTTGCTTTTGAGCAGCGGCAACATTGTATATGCCACGCTCACCAGATTTTGAGTCATATAAATTCTTCCATTCAGCAATAAACTGTTCCATTTCTGGTTTACGAGAATACGCTACTGAGTTATTTGATAAAGCTCGTTGAGAATTGTTTTCCCACCAATTACCAGACTTTGCTGCTGCCATTTCAATATCATTAATATTAGAAAGAGAAATCATTGCAGATCGACGAACTCCACCAACAACTACAACTTCACCTATCTTACACATAATATCATGAGCTTCAATAGGCTTCAACTGACGACCTGCTGCACTTTTAAATTTTGCAATTGTAAAGTCAAAAAGGTTTATAAGAGGCTGTGGTCCAGATGAACGACCACCCATTGTTTTAAGACGTGCACCTGCTGGACGAAGTTTTGAAACATCAATAGATGGAATCTGCCCAGCCCAAAGCATTGCAAGAAGTTCACGATATGCTTTAGCCCAACCAGTCTTTGAATCTTCTACTACAATGGCTGTAGAAGATTTTTCAAATAATTCTGGAACGGCGGGAAGCTTATTAACATATTTATATTCAACAGAGAAACCTACTCCTGTTCCACACATAAGTATATACATTGTTTCATCAAATGATCTTGGATTGTCAACTGGAACAAAAGAACAATTGTATCCTGCAACATGGTCTCTATCAAGAGCAGCGCCTGCAGTCATTACTGCTCTCATAGATGGCATTACACTTCTGCTATAGACTGCCTCTTTTAGATCTTCAACAAGTTTTGAATCTGGAACATAATTAAATGTTTTTAAATGATCTAATATAAAAGCAAAGTATCTATCTACTGTTTCTCCCCAAGTCTCACGACGATTATCTTCCGATAGCCATCTAGCATATCTCGATAATGCAATAAAATTCTCATATGGGTTTTCAATAACTCTTGACATATACACCTTTTCCGCCTTTTGGCTAATTATTTTTTATTAAGTAGTTAATTCTACCAAAAACATTTTTCTATGTGAAGACTTTTTATATTTTTTATATTAAAAATAAATAGTTTTATTAGTTAACTATAAATAAAATATTTTAGTCAACTAACTTGACATGCATTATAAAACAATGTTATTATTATAGTCCGTTATCTCTAATGGAGGAAATGCCAATGGAGAATAAAGAAAAACTTAGTGATGTATTACATCATTATGTTGCAATAGCAGTTGGTTTAATGTTTTTATATTCTGGTTCGCCAG